AATTTGTTTAGTTCTATAAGTATATACCAGGTAATGGAATGGTACGAATTATAAATGAGGTGCCTTACGCTGCTGTTCACAATGAAGGACTTAGAGCAGGAAGAGGAAAAGGATTTACCATGCCTAAACGTCAGTTTATAGGTAAAAGTGCAGAACTGGAAGTAAAGGCAACAAACATAATGGATAGTGAACTACGTAAAATTTTAATTAAATAAATTATGAATTCTTATTTTGCAGACTTATACCTTGATATTCAAGAACGCATAAAATCAGAAGTTCCGGAAATTGAATGGATAGAACAAGATTTCGGACAGGATGTATATGATAAGTGGCGTCCAAATGTGGCATTTCCTGCCGTTTTAATCGACTTTAATAATGCCGACTACGAAAATATAGCAGGAGAGGGACAAACGGCAGACGTGAGCGTTACATTGCGTTTATTGGTTACTCCATTTGAGCATAGTTATGAGGCAGCACCGCTGGAAGTCAAAGAAGGTGCATTGGAGTATTTTGAACTAGAGCATAAACTGGTACAAGCAATACACGGTTGGTCTCCTGATTATACCCAGCCACTAATTAGAAAACGAATTACATCCAACAACAGAAATGATATAGGTTTGAGAATTCGTGAGCTGCAATTTACAACAGCTTATCAGGAATATGAGGAATAAAAAAAGCGGGGTGACCCGCTTTTAATTTGCAAAATAAGTATGTTTTATTTTCCATTGTTTTAGCTTTATTCCTACCCATAAAGAATAAATACCGATAGTGATTAGAATTAAAAACCACCATTTAATCCAATTACCAAATAACTGAAACGCATTTCCGTCAAATGCAAGTCTTTTGCCGTCTATTATTGTATGTTCAGCTTCCCATTTATATATCATACAAAATGCCCACGGCAAACAAATACCAAAGCTGAAAATTATAACAATTAATCCAAGTATAGTCCATCCAATATACTGAAATAAACCTCCATCAAAATAAGATATTCTTTTTTCCATAATTAAAATAATTTAGTGTTATTAACATTTGCAAATGTAAAAAACCCTATCGCAAAAAGCAATAGGGTTTTCGATTTATTTTTTATATTTATTTACATCTATACTCATATACCTCCAAAACGACCTCTCGCTCATTGGGTATCTTTTTAAAATAACATTACGATATACCCACAAATAACACCTATCCTGACGACCCTGTTCGTAATGCTCGGCAGCTAAGTCTTGTATTAATTTGGCTTTTTTGAGGGTATTTTCTGTCATTGTTATTTTATTTTTCCTTTTTATTCATTTAAATTGATTAACATCCTTATACACATAGCAGCTGTTTGCCTCAATTCTGTTTTTACATCTTCAATAGATTTATTTGAAAAATAAAAATCATTCACGGACATAGTTACTTCTCCTGCCTCTTCCTGCATAATAGCAAGTTGTTTGAAAATATCGGTTGGGAAATTAGGATGTTTTTGCTCTGCAAGTCTAAGTTCTCTAATTATATTCATCTTTTCAGATTCTTCCTGTTGAAGCTTTTTTACATTTTTACTTGATTTATTGTCTATTTTTCTCATTCTACCTCCTGTTTTAATAGTTCTTTTTCCACTTCTAACCATCCCGGAAAACCTCCCAAGTTTCTATCGTCAATGTAAGTATTTGCAAATATTTTTCTTGTGTCCTGTCCGCCGTATATCTCTATATTTTGCGGATTACTAGCATTTACCCTGTGAAACTTAATTCCTTTTTCAAGCAAAAAATTAATGGCATTAAGAAGCATATCTCCTGATCTGCTAGTCCATATAATAATGTAATGTTCATCATACAATTTATTAATTACTTTTACAGAATAAGGCTGCAACATTCCTATTTCAGGATACTTGTTTTGAACAATCGTTCCGTCAAAATCAATCGCTATAATCATAAGAACAATTTTATTAGTTTATATATGCCGTACCACATCAATAAGCCAAGTGTTCCACAGATTACCCACACGGCTATTAGTATTATTTCATCTTTGTATTTTTTCATGAGTATATTATTTTAAATCTGTACTTCTCAAATGCTGTTTTTTCTACTTTTTCGCTTCTACTTGTATGTTCTGTATAATATATTTCAACACCTGCTCTATCTACCACGTAACCTCTTCTTCTAAGGTAGTTACGATATGCAATTTTATTGTGAGGAGCTCTTATAACTTTAAGTTTTGTTTTTTGTTCTAAACCAAACAAAACTCTTCTTTTTTCAGCTGCTACTGTTTTTCGTCTTGATGCTGCTGATTTTTCAATCCTCTCCTTATTCTTTTTAGCTCCTAATCTCATTTGATTAGTAACCCCAGCCTTAAATCTGTTTTCTTCACTTTTCGGAATAACATAACCTTTAGGAGGCCAGTTGTTTTTTTTATTTGCTTCACGGGCAAATTTTGTAGCATTTAGTTGGCAAGATTTTTGAAACTGCTTTGTTTTTGTCAATCCATTTTCTTTTGCAAAACGATGCAGTGCGGAATGACTTATTTTAAGTTTTTCGAGTATGATGTCATTTTTTGTGTTTTTGAAATGCTTCGTAATCCACGATTTTTGTTTATCCGTTAACGCCATAGTTTGTTTTTATAAATTCGTTAATTTGTTCACTGTTTTTGTTATCAAATAGACACTTGTAAGCATCTATTTTAAAATTTCGTTCGCAGATTCCACCACGGCTGGATGCTGTAATAAAATAAATACGAAAAACAGTATCCTTATCTATCTGATAGACTTTTCCGTAGCTGCCCATCCAATTTTTATCGCCAAGCAACTTCCAATCAGATGGTATTTGAAGATTTGCGAAGAACTCAAGTGGGGTTTCGTCGTTTTTTTTATTCTTCATTGATTATTACAAAAATTCTACATGCAATTTCAATTTTCTTTAATTTATTATTTTTAAGCTTATCATATACAGTTCTTCTTTTTTCTCCCATTATTTTGCAATATTCATCTACGGTAACAACACCTAGCCTCTCTGCACATTCGTGCATTATTTCAATTGCCGTATCAGCATCAAGAGAGTGTATATTACTTATTTGTTTGTCAGTTAAATTGCTCATTTTAAAACTTTAGCACACTTGTGCATTTTTTTAGTTGAGTTTATAGATGTGTTAGCGGAAATGCTGAACGACAAACGCCATAGCCTTATCAAGATATTCCCTTGATGATTTTCGCACACCTTCACGCCATTTATCTGACCTTAAATTTACTGTTACGGTTCTGCCAGTAGAAGCATCTTTCAACGGCATTGCGTTTTTACGAGAGTAAGCAGCTTCTATAAATGCTTCTGCAAATTGGCTTCTATCATAATGTTCTTCAAGTTCAACTTGACCTGCCCATTTCCCAGCTTCATAAGCCAATTCTAAAGCGACTTGAATAATCTGATAAGAAGCACTATCCGCTAACAGCACATTGCCAATAGGCGGGGCTTCCTGCTCCGTAAAAAGTTTTGTTTGTATATTTGAGTTCATTGCTTCGTATATAATTTAGTGGTTAAAATCCCGCCCATCGGCAATCTGCATCCCGTTATAAAAAAGAATAAAAAGGATATTGGCGAAGCTCTGTTGGCTCTGTCAAAGATTACTCATACGACTATCCTTTTTATTTTCCATATTTTCTTTTTTTGGTTCCCGGATTGGCGGTCAAGCCATTCCGGGAGAAAGCAGTACAGGCAGTGTGTTTTATTTTTTGCTCGCAACCAACGCTGCCTGTACACCGCTAAACGCTTTTAGTCGGATGCTTATTCCTCCTTTTTTGGTTCAACATAAAAAGTCTCATCCTGTATTACTGCAATACCTACCTTTGAAAATAAAGAAGAAACCTCTTCGTCGTCACGGTCTGCCAATAGTTTATCTTTTGCAGGCTCCTCAGATATGCGAACGTATGAAGGCATAAACTCTTTCAATAGATTTGTAACACTAGGCCAAGTAAATCCTTTCAATGTTTTTAGTTTAGGAGTTCCGGTTCTAAAACCAAGAATGCCGTGCACTGTATCCATGCTTTTTTTCTTTACAAATAATTCATCTTTGTTTTCCAACGCGAATGCCTGCATGATGTCGAATGCTAACTCCTTTTTTTCGTTCAAAGCTGTAATATCGTCAGCATATTTTTCACGAATTCGAGTCATTTCCACATCCATCGTGGCATTTATTTTTTGCAACTTAGCATCCGCTTTTGCAAAATCAGCAAATGCCATTTCCATTTTTTCTACAGACACAGCTGTGTGAACTGTCTTTTTTTCTCTTGTTTTTACCATGTTTTTTTAAATTTGTTTGTAGTAAATATTTTTTTTATCTGTTCTCAGATCTGAAACGCAAAATGGTTTTATTCCATTATCTGCCAACTGGCACTCCATTTCCCCCCAACCAAATGCACACATCAAACAATCAGGAATATCCTCTCCTTCATTTTTTGCTACGCATAATTTACCTTTACCTTCATATTCAAATATTTCTCCAATTGGCAAATCGCCAACAGGCTTTCCCGCTTCAATTTTTCTCATAATGTTTGTATATATTTAGTTTTCAATTCAACATCTAACTCTACAGGATTTTCCAAATGTTCTATTTCAATCAACAGCTCATTTCTTTTTTGGCACTTAAAATGCCAATCCGGATTCAGAGAGCTATTATCAAAAAGCCAGTCACATATTTCATCTAACTCTTTTTGCACATCTTCAATTTTTCTTCTCATTACACATTAGTTTAGTTGTGATAAATTTTTGAGTTGTTGCCTTCTCTAAGTCTTTTACTTTCTTACCAAAAGCGTAATAAAGACTTTTAAGCCGTTCAACACTTATCTTATTAAAATCGTCAGCATCAGCAGCACGGCAGGCAATTGCCTTAACCTCGTTAATGTTTGCCGAGCATCCCATCGCTTTACGCCAAGAAAAAATGGAGGCCAATAGTCTTTTGCGTGCGTTGTCAAGTTCCTGCAACTTCGGATTTGTTTGTTTATCCAATCTATTGCAGAGTTCCAGCAACTCGTAAGTATTCATATCTTTACTGCTCTCAACGCCATATTGTGCCAATATTTCGAGCTTTTGCTCGTTGTCCATGTTCAACTTACCAAGCAGCGTGTGAAAACGCTTGATAAGTCCTGTTTTTGTTTTGTCCATTAGTGTTTGCATAGTGTGTGTGCTTATTTATAATCCCAATAT